GGTAGCAGTATTACCGGTGTCATTGTCATCCATACACCAAGGACCGCCAGTATGCTTATAAAGCAATGCCTCCTCACCATACCTTTCGAAAATAGCCACAATCTCATCAGTTTGAAGTGACGAGAGAGGATACTCACGATAGCCTGGCATGGACAGCATATCACTGACGTTCTGTGGCAAGGCAGGTTGCCAGCCGTTCAACATCTCATCTGCTCCAGCAACGGCAGGGGTAGCAGAAGGCAAGCCGGTCATCCTAGAATAGTCCACTTTTACTGGTACACAATGAACAACACCACTAACAGTGGAGAAGTTCATAGTTCCAGATATCTTAACACCACCGGACACACAACGAGCATTAGCATATAACGCACGAAGTGAATCCAGGTTAGGCATAACATTATCAATGCCCAACACACCTGTGCCAGGTCCAAACGCATTCAATGAGGCATTGGCACCACTAAAAGTGATACCATTTGGCCAATGAAAAGTATTCGGAACACCAGCATAAGCGCCAGTGGTAGTCGTTCCAACAACACCCTGAATGAGAACATTAGAGGGATCATTGGTGACAAGAAACAAAGAGGTACCCAAAGTAGGAGTTACAGCAATTTGATTCGCGTCAGTTTGAGCACCAAGTGCACCGGAGGTAGTAATGACAGCTTCAAAATTACCAGTATATGTTCCACTCATCCCTCTAAATTGATCAGGGTAGCGGATTCCCTCAGCTTCTTCAGACCAAGGATCCACATAACCCATGAGGAATGGCGGTAATTTGGCAGTGTCATTGGTGCCTAGGACTCCAGATTTACGACCCCGTCTAGATCGACGGAATCTCTCAATCGGAACCCCATACACACCATCAGTAGAAATAAAATTACCTCTCTGATCAGCACGTTGGTTAAAATTAGTACGCGAAGGCAACATAACATTCGTAGTCGGAGCTAAGTCAAGTGAGCGAGTAAACGCAACTGCAGGACCAGAAGCCCTACGGACAGTAGTAGATCTACCACGTGAAGAACGCGGTTGACCAGAACCCCGCTTGCGACTCCGAGATCTCTTCTTGCGTTCGGTTCGAGCATTACCCATTGAGACTAGTAGAATTCAAAACCTTTATTTTCCACATGAGGAGCTGGAAATGTGAAGGTAGGGACAACCATTTGACGTTCCAAAGCTATCTGCTCGTCGGGTGTGATGCCAAAAGCCATATAAAATGAGGCCCTGGCGGCAGGTGTAATAACACACCCACGCCTTGAAAGACCACGGGCCCAATACCGGTCACTGTTATCCTCAAATGATGGATGATCAAGAGGCCGATCACAAACCACCAATTTATCATAGAATACAGAATAAACCGGTATTCCCCCCATCCAAGAAGATCCACACAACCCTATCGCAGTGATCCAACGATTAAAGGTTTGAGCATCGAACAGGGGCAGCAATGTGCACACATCCTTAGACCAAGCATTGGGAAAATTCCGTACCATTATCCATCTCGAGCC